AAAACCTAGAGTTTATACAATTGAAAGTGATGACGCAGCAGAATCTTTAAGATTTGGCCCTGCACCAGACACAGCTTATACTGGTTACTTATCATATTATAAAAGATTTACAGCACTAAGCGATACAGCTACATCTAATTACATATTAGCTAATCATCCTGGAATATATTTGTATGGTTCTTTATACCATGCAGCAAACTTCTTAGGTGGTATAGATCCTAACCAAGTTCAACAATGGTTACAAATGTATATATCTGCTTTAGAAAGATGCGAAAATAACGATAAACAAGATTCATATGGTGGAGCTCCTGTTCAACAAAGAACAGATATACAAACCGACTTATCATTTTATAGGAATAGATAATGCAAATACCTTTTGGAGAATGGATGCCTGATCAACCAGCACATGGTATGAAAGGGGCCAACGTAGCAACTAATGTTTACCATGCTTTGGGATCTTATAAAAGATTTCCATCATTGGTATCATATTCAGGTACGTCAACTACTGGTAAAGATGCACATGGTTCAGGTTCATTTAGAGATAACTCTAATGCTGTATTTAATTTTGTAGCAACTAAAACAGATATATATCAATTAGCATCAGGATCTTTTACTTCTCGTAAAGGAAGTTTAACAGGAGATGATGATGACTATTGGACATTTACACAGTTTGGTGAATACGTAATTGCAAGTAATGGAGTAGATGCAGCTCAATTTTATTTAATGGGAACATCAACTAACTTTGCTAATCTTACATCAATTCAAACAGCAGGAACGTGTCCTTTGTTTAGAGTCTCTGGAGTTATTAGGGATTTCTTAGTTACAGGTAATATTAGTGGAGCAACAAACAGAATTCAATGGTCTGGTATTAATGACATAACAGTATGGTCAGGTAAACAATCAGACTCTCAAGATCTTCCAGGATCAGGTGGTAAAATTGTAGCTATAACTTCTGGAGAAGTAGGTTATATATTTAGACAAAATCAAATAGTTCGTATGGACTATGTTGGTGGAGCAACAGTATTTAGACTGTCAGTTATATCTCCAAACAGAGGAGCTATTTTTGGAAAGACAGTATGTCAAGATAATAGACGTGTATTCTTTTATGCTGATGACGGATTCTATGAAATACAAGGTGATAATGTAGTAGGTATTGGAGTAGAAAAAGTTAATAGATTTTTTGATGCTGATTTAAATAAAGCATATGCTGATAGAATAGTAGCAGCAACAGATCCTTTTAATACATTAGCTATGTGGTTGTACCCAAGTGTAAATAATACTTCTAATACAACAGGTACTTGTGATAGAATAATTATATATAACTATGCTACACAAAAATGGTCTTTAGCTAAAACAAATGCTAGTCAAATATTTTCACAATTTGTAGGAGCTTATACAGTAGAATTAATGGATATTATATCTCAAAACCTTGAAGATATTAACGCTGCTTTAGATACAGATTATTGGGATGGTGGACAAATGTTTTTAGGTGCAATAGATGGAGATTTTAAAGCTGCAATCTTTTCAGGAAACTCAAATGAATGTGAAATAGAAACAGCAGAGATAGAAGGTTTTCCAGGAGCTAGAACAAACATTCAAGGAGTTAGACCAATAGTAGATGCAGAAGCAACAGTTACTGTAAAAACTAGAGAAAGATTAGCAGACACAGAAACAGAATCTAGTTCATCTTCTATGGTAGCAAGTGGTATTAATCCTGTTAGACAATCAGGTAGATATATAAGATCTAATGTAAAAATAGCTTCAGGTACATCATTTAAACACGCACAAGGAATAGATCTTGTTGCATCAAAAGCAGGATATAGATAATGAGTGATTCAACAGACATAGATAATGTTAGATATTCTATGGAGACACAAGAATTTTTTCAAAGACAAATTGAAGAAGCAATTAATACATTAGTAAATAAAAATAACAGTGAAAGCGATAAAGCTTTCGTTTGGTTTATGGAGTAAGGATAAATTATGGCAGGAACATTTTTAGGTAAATACGATACAACATCAGCAAACAATACAAATACAGGAACCAATTCAGTTTCAGTTGCAGAAGGAATGTTGCCTTCAAATATAAACAATGCTTTTAGAAGCGTTATGGCAGATATTAGGCAGCATTATAATAATGCTGAATGGATTGAATATGGAGATGGAGCAGGTGCTTATACACCTACTTACGTATCAGGAACAAGTTTTAGAATTGATGGAGTAAACGTAACAGCTATTTATCATGTTGGACGTAGAGTTAAAGTTGTTGCAAGTACACCAGGTACTATTTACGGATCAATTACAGCAGTAGCATTTTCTACAAATACAACAGTTACAGTATCTTGGGATTCAGGATCTTTATCTAGTGAAGCTATTACTAGCGTATTTATTGGAGCTCTAGCTAACACAAATAAATCTATTCCTATAGCAAGTATTGCAACAGCTAATATAGTAGATGCAGCAGTTACAACTGCTAAAATTGCAGACTCACAAATTACAGTTGCTAAAATGACAACTAATTCTGTGGACTCCGATCAATATGTTGATGGTAGTATAGACAACGCCCATTTAGCAGCAGATTCAGTTACTGGAGCAAAGATTGCTGATGACGCAATAGATTCAGAACATTATGTTGACGCAAGTATTGATTCTCAACACATAGCTGACGATCAAATTACAACTTCTAAGATTCCTGACTCAGCAATTACCTCTGCTAAGATTGCAAATGGTGCAATTGTTGATGCAGATATAAATGCTTCTGCTGCAATTTCTTTATCTAAATTAGAAAATCTTACAACTGCTAGAGCTTTAGTATCTGATGGTAGTGGAGATGTATCTGTTAGTGCTGTTACATCAACTGAACTAGGATATTTAGATGGAGTAAGTTCAAGTATTCAAGATCAAATAGATGCAAAAGGTGCTTCTAATGCTAACTTAACAGCTATTGGTAATTTAGCAAAAACAAATGGTAATTTAATTGTCGGTAATGGATCAACTTGGGTAGCTGAAAGTGGTTCTACTGCTAGAACTTCTTTAGGACTAGGAACAATTGCTACACAAGCATCAGACAATGTTTCATTAACTGGTGGATCAATTACAGGATTAGGTGAGCCATCAAGTAATTCAGACGCATCTACAAAATCTTATGTTGACCAAGCAGTTGCTGGATTAAGAACTAGAATTATTGCAGAGTGTGCTTCAACAGCAAATGTAAATATATCAAATGCTTTAGAAGCTGGTGATGCAATAGATGGTGTTACTTTAGTTGCTGGAGATAGAGTTTTATTAAAAAATCAAAGTACAGCATCTCAAAATGGTTTATATATTGCAGTAGCAAATGGAGCTGGTGCAGCATCAAGAGATCCAGAGCATGACACTATTGCCGAACTTTCTGGTGGTATGATTGTTGTTAATCAAGGATCAGTAAATGATAATAAAATATTTTTATGTACTACTAATAGTACAGGATCAGTTGGCTCTACAGCAATTACTTATACAGTAATAACCCCAGCAAACTCAGGAACAGTAACTTCAATTGCTACTGGTACAGGGATAGATGGTGGAACAATTACATCAGCTGGAACTATATCAATAGACTCAACAGTTGCTACACTTACTGGTACACAAACTTTAACAAACAAAACTATAACTGCTCCTAAAATTGGTACTTCTATTTTAGATACTAATGGAAATGAATTAGCTTTATTAACTGCTACTGGTTCAGCAGTTAATGAATTTACAATTGCAAACGCATCATCAGGCAATGCACCAAGATTATCAGCAACTGGTGAAACTAATGTTGATTTAGATTTATTAGCAAAAGGTACTGGTCATGTAACTGTTAGAGGTAATACTAATCCTGGTGCTATTCAATTAAACTGTGAAAGTAATTCACATGGTCAAACTATTAAATCACAACCTCATTCTGCAACTGTAACTAACACTATGTTATTACCTGCTGGTGCTAGTTCAACATTAGTGTCTTTAGTTTCAACAGATACACTTACAAACAAAACTTTAACAAGTCCTAAAATAAATGAAGATGTAGTAGTAACTTCAACTGCAACAGAATTAAATAAATTAGACGCAGTAAGTAGAGGAAGTATTATTTATGGTAATTCTAGTGCAGCTACAGCAATTTTAACTAAAGGTGGTGCTGGTACAGTATTAACATCTGATGGAACAGATATAGCTTGGAGTGATCCAGCATCAGGTGGAACAGAATGGCAATCAGTTAAAACTTCTGGTTTTACTGCAGCAGCAGGAGAAGGATATTTTTGTAACACAACAAGTGCTGCATTTACTGTTACACTTCCAGCAGGCTCTCTTGGAGATATTATTGAAATAGTAGATTATGCTGGGACATTTGCCACAAACAATGTAACACTTGCAAGTAATGGTTCAGAAAAAATAGAAGGTTCTACTGATAATAAATCTTTAGCTATTAACAGACAAGGTATTAAATTAGCTTATTCAGATGCAACAACTGGTTGGACAGTACCTACTGCATCAAGAGAAGCAGGGG